CCAACTTCCCATTAGTCACATCCACGTAACCGCCGTAGACCGTTCCGGCTTCGGAGGGGAAGGTGATGGGAAGAGTGGAGCCGGTGTAGGGGACGTAGGAGGTTGCGGTTTCGGAAATACACACCTTCCAATCATTTTTACTAATATTGGGTGTGTCGTACTGATTTATCGCAATTTGCACCCACTCTGCATTTGCGGGAGTAGTAATTGAAACCGGTAAATTATCACTATTTTGAGTTCTCGGTCTTGATATAAATTTCTTGTCCTTCGTGCAATTTATCCAACGAAAATAGAACATTTGCGTTGGAGGAATACAAGTGCATATATATGTTGTATTTGGCTTTACCTTAATCCACAATGAGGAAACGTCTTGGTATCGAGCCATTGACCCACCCACATCATAAACAGGTTGATTATATTCGCCGCTATCGAAATCATATAAATTATCTCCAGTTGACTGAACATTCATCCAAGTGAATCCGCTGATGGGGCGAACATTCTCTGGCGATGGATCACCACTACCTTCCTGTATAGGCTCAATGTGAGCGATCACGCTTCTGGCGTTGGCATCTGCACCGTCCTTAAAGTGTGCGATACTGCCAGATGCGATGTTCGTGATGGCGGGGGCTTTATCTGACAAATCACTCTTTAAAGAAGTAACTTCCTCCGCCAATTCATCAAATTCGGCCTGCGTAACTTCACCTGGGTCGCCCTTATCTCCCTTGGGTCCGACATCGCCGGTTTCACCTTTCTCCCCCTTAGGTCCTTGCTCGCCGGTGTCACCCTTGTCACCTTTCGGTCCAGCCGGTCCGATATCACCTCTAGGCCCGGTATAACCTCTCTCGCCACGCACGCCCTGAGGACCGGTGTTACCGCGATCGCCCTTATCTCCCTTGGGTCCGACATCGCCGGTTTCGCCTTTGTCGCCTTTATCACCCTTAGGACCCACTGGACCCATAGGACCGATATCACCGGTTTCGCCTTTATCGCCTTTAGGTCCCTGTTCGCCGGTATCACCTTTAGGTATACCAAAGGTCATTAAGCCACTATCGTAAGATGCTGTCGGCTCACTTCCTTCTGGAAGCAAATTAGCGACAACGTCCATGTTTTCTATATCATCCAGCCGCTCTACTATCTGCTCATAGACAGACGGAGTGGGGTCAGGCTGGAACTCGCTCGCATATCCACTTTTGTGGACACGTACCTGAGCGGAATTAACAGTAACAAGATCGCCGGCAAACACCGTTACAGTGAAATTACCGGCAGATCTTTCTAGGACTTCCCACGGTACGAGACAAGTATTTCCCTGATCCAGAATAACTTCATAAGAGTCATTGGCATTTTGGAAGACTGCTGTGGGAAGTTTGTCGGCCCACTCACTCGTTAAAAATTCAAACCTTGCATAAAGATAGTTGCGACTATCAGATACGACTTTGAATTTGTCGACTCTCTGAATAATCTGATGATCTATCTGAAATACTATCTCGGCCATTTTGGTATTATCCCTCCTGTTTCGTCTGTTTGTAGATCTGATTGATGCCTGTAGCGCCAAGACCACTTACAATACCAATCGCAATCGCAGTAATAATGTCGGTGGCTGGCATAATGTTAGAAGCGAAAAAGTACGCTATCGCACCGAGGATCGCTCCTGCTACTCCCATCACTACAGGGATCTTACGATCGTCAAATGTGTCCCAGGCCTTAAGCCCCATACCAAGTAAATAACAAATAATAGCAATTGCCGCTACTCCAGCTACTCCTAAAATTTCCATTTTGAATCTCCTTCCTTAACTTGCCGACTTCACTGCTTGCGGTTTATAACTGAGGAAATCTTTCTTCTCCATCCTTTGGGTATAAACTCCGTTAAGAAATTTTATTGTCTCGACTGTCTGGTTGTTCTTGAAATCCGGATGCTCAGAGCAATATAACTCGTAGTCGGTTATATCACTCATCGTCTGATCGAAGGCGTCTTTCGTATGTTCCCGTCCGGTAAAAACCTCATCAGCAAACCGGAGTATCCTTATCCGCCTCGTCTTGGCTTCGTTCTCGGCTATCTGAGCTTTGATACCGGCAATGTCTGATCTTATGTCTTTTAGTTCTTTAAGTATTTCGTCATTACGGGATTCCTTATCAGCTAAGCGCTGCTGTCGGTGATCGATGAAAGTCCATAAACCAGCAGACCCAAGCAGCGTAATCACCGCTACTAAAACGGTAGTCCAATTCATAGGCTTTCTCCTTTACATATTACCAAGAATCCGTCTCACAAGTTCTCTCTCGTGCTCGTTGGTAGCCTGATTCATCCACTGATCCATCATGCGACCACGATCATCTCCGTAGCTGTTATAAGAGTTAGTATAACTCATACCTGGATTGTTGTAACCGCCGTAGCTATTATGAGGCATCATCCTGTGACCATAGCTCATGCCCTGACTCATTCCGTTCATCTCTTTCTCGTCGACTTCTCCTACGTCTTTCAAGATATCCACAATCTCGTAGAGGCTATGCAGAGTGTCTTTGGTGAGATCTCCAATGTCGAGTATTTTGGTAATCTCTTTGTTGAGATGATCGACGATCTTGGTTTTATTATCTTCTGTGATATACATGTCTTAAACCTCCTTTAAGCAATTCTCGTAACCAAAAGATTGGCATTTTGAACGTTTATCGCCTGGTCAGAGGTATTTTCTACTGCAATGTACGCACAGCAGCCCGAAGGTACGTCAATAATACCAATTGAACTAACGTTGAAATATGCATCGACCGCAGTTGGTGTGACTATAGCATTGGATGTAGGAAGCGCTTCTCCATCGATCGCAAGCGATACCGAGATCGGTCCTGCGGTACCATCTGTCGGGACGGCAATGTTGGCGTCGAAGAACACCTGATATCTGGCAAATCTCGCACACCCGTTTGTAACGCCTCGAAGAGTTACAATTCCCGATTCATTTCTGTGCATCACATAGCCTTTGTTACAGGGGATCGTGTTGTTGAGGATCACGGCCCCTGATGCGGCTACTTCCTGAACAGGATTATAAGTAAACTCTGCCATAACGCGCCTCCTTAAAATGCACCGCAGCCGCATCCTACGTTCTGAGAGCAGCAATTAGGATTCTGCACCATGTATGCCGGGACCGGAGTCGGATTTAAGTACTGCTCCAGAGCAACGGTCTGAGCGGCATTATCCTGAAGGATTCTAGCTGTCTGAGCAGTCTGGGATGCCTGAAGGTTAGCCAGATTGATCTGAGTCTGAAGATTTGCGTTCTGGGTCTTAAGAGCGTCGATCTCCTGCTGGCACAGCTTGTCGATGATGGTCTGAATGCCGGCGTTCTGGTTTGCGATGATGTCTCTTACACCTTCGTTTACAGCCTGTCTGTCAGAGCAAGCCTCGGTAGCAACTGCGTAACGCACATCACCGATGGCCTGACGAGTAGCGGCACCTTCGTTTCCTACTGCGTACTGAAGATTGCTGACAGCCTGACGGGTGTCACAACAGCAGTTCTGCTGCTGCATCTGCATGGCACACATCTGAGAGCCGAGATTATTAAATCCACCCATGATAGCCTGCTGATCGAAACCGCGCTGAACTTCGGAACCGGCTCCGCCGTTGTATCCATTGCCCCAGCCATTGTTGGCAAAGAACATGAACAGAATAAACAGCCAGAAGATGGAATCGTTGTTACCGAACATACCGTTGTTATTACCTGTAACAGCTGCGATATCAGCAGGAGTCATTTCGCTTGAAACTAATGACATTTTTTAGTCCTTTCTCTTTCCATCATTTTGGAAAGCTTTACATATGGAGATTTTTAAGTAACAAAAAAGAGCCTGTGTGACAGACTCTTGGTCGATAAGTTATAGGAATCGCGTAAAGGATGTTTTTGCCTATGAATTGAACTACTGTTTTAATAGCGGTAATGAGATTTTTAGAACAAGGGAATCACCAACCTTTCTTATTAAATATGTGATTGTGGGTTTACATTGTAACAGCAGGGATTATGTATATGAAGAAGTAGTGTCATACTTACTAATTCGCTATATACGTCGCATTAAAATAAACAACAGTGCCACCGGAGGCAGTAACGTGTACTTCTCCGTTTGTGACAATAGCAATATAGGCATCGTTGCTAACTAGATATGCGGCTGACCCTGCGGCTCCACGAAGTCGAATTACATCTGACGGCATTGGCACGCCAGATATCCTACCAATATTTGTCTCTGCGTTTGCAGAAAGCGTCAAGCCTTCGATCCACCCATTGATAACGACTACATTACCAAACTGCCGCACAAATATGTGAGATGATGATCCTGATTGCGCTTTTGTAAACGTTCCTGCTATCGTCGTTGTTTTTCTATTTAATGTACTAATCTGGTCCCCCAAATTTACTGCGCTGATATTTGTTCCCACGACCAGAGAGTCGCCGCTTGCTATAACCGAAGTAACTTTATACACCTGTCCTTCGTATAGAATGTACTCTCCTACGTTATGGCTCGTGGCCGTGGGACTTGATTCGATAGTTGCGAGCGAACCATAGAGATTATCTAGGGTTTCAGATAGTAGCGTGCCGTCTGAGTTGTATATCGCTTGGGTTTTGGTTTTCGGGAATATCTGTTCGGTTCCAGATTTGTCTTTTAATTGTTTAATTTTTGCCATAGGATGATTTCCTCCGTGAGTTACAGGTTAAATTATATCGATATTTTGGAATAGAGTGATGGTGGGTTGAATAGCAAAACAACAACTACTTTTTTATTGATATTACATCCAATATTGCGTTAACGGTTATAGCAGAAGAAGTGTTGTTTCTAAGCTGTAAAACAGCTTTTGTACCATTACTCAATAACCCAGAGTTGTAACAGTATACAACATTCGAACCGGTTGCCCTACAATATACAAATACAGCCGTATAACCACTAGGTATAGCAGATGTTATATCTAATGAATCGTTTGTGTATGTTCCATTTGCAGTCAGGTTAATGTTTTGTACTGTAACAGTCTCTCTATGTATATCTTTAATTGTATTACTATTCAACTCACTAATATCGCTCCCATGTTCCGCAATAGCCCCGGTAATACTCCCATCACCAATACCCGATATATCAGCTTCTCCCATAACTGGTTCTGAAAGGTCTTGTACTTCCTCTGTTTCCCAGGCGGTGATCACCTCGTCAGGCACACCGCCGTATACTACATTATTTTTGATAATTTTTCCCACGAATATACCCCCTTTAAATACCGAAGTAAAAAGACAAAAATCACTCTGCGGCAAAATAAACCATCTGAAGATCGATTCTTCGCAACGTCGCGGTGTCTAATGGGAAATACCACTGTAACGTGCCATCGTTCCCAATGCAAACTTGTTGTGAATTACCACCGCTTACGAAATACCTATCAAAATCCCTGATCGGTCTCGGCAAACCCGAGGCTATAACGTTTCCAGTTGCAATTTTACCGGATATAGGCGTAAATTCGCAGGAAACAATTACCAGCCTGCCGAGTTTCCAGTAGTAACGTCTATTGTTATCGCCGGTTACATTGGCTGTGTTCCATGTGATTGTTCCATAAGTAACATTGTCGGTTTTGCTATTTAACGTACTAATATCACTCTCATGCTCGGCGATCGCACCGGTCAATGTGGTAGCGGTTGTTCCCATAAAGGTATTTCCAATCCCGCCTTGTACCTCGTCAATAGCATCCTGCACATTATCAGCTGTCAATCCACTATCTGTATGGTCGTATGGTATGGTAGAAGCCGTAGGATAATCCACCGATCCATCAGTAATGTAATAGACTATTTTGGGATCTTTAGTTACCAGAGCGTCGTACTCGGCCTGTGTAAGCTCGACCACCGTCTGGACATTCTTATTGCCATCAGGCTGAATATTATTTACAGTATTTACTTTACCGCTCTGCGCTATTGCGTCTCCCGTAGCTTTTGCATCCGCGGCTTGACCTGTTTCCGTAAGTGTATCGTCAATTACAGGAACGCTGATATCAACATTCTTATTTGTAATTGTCTGCTGTGTTCCATTAACGCTAATGGTATCGATTTTACCGCCGTTGGTATCTACGTATTGCTGCGTAGCAAACTGCGATGTGCCATCACCATCGTTTGTAATATCCGAGGTCTTTGTCGGAATAGTTCTAACCGCGTCACCTACAACTTTAGCGTCTGCTGGTTCGCCGGGCATGGTAAGAGTCGTATCGGTATTAACGCTCGTAGCGTTATACGCACCACCGTCAGTCCAAGCCGTACCGTTCCAGTAATACCAATTACCGTTAATATATCCGCTTTCAGATCCGACATAGACATATACACGATTACGCTCAGTCATTTCTGAAGCGGTAGCTGCTTTAAGAGGTGATCCGTAATTTATCCTAGCCACATCAGCATAGTATTTTGAATTGTTATGGTAATACGGACTAGTTGAAGAAACATCATCACCATTCTGCTTACCGAGCGCATAGCCTTCGGCCTCCAGAGCATGATCATCTGCTAAAAGAATCTCCGCCATATGATCGTTGATGGATCCGATCTCGTCTATGTTATCTGCGAGAGTGTTGATATCTGTTAGATTTTCGCCAACTGCTTCGATGATGTCCATCTTATCAGTTACATTGTAGATTTCTTTTATAACCGATTCGGATGGTATGGTATCACGGTCGAGTGCAGCTCTTTCTACGTCGAGAATAAAATTCGCCGTATTAAGCTCTTTGCCGTTTTTCATGAGAGTCAGCTCGAATATGCTCTTACCGGCAACAGCGGTCATCTGCTGGTTTCCAGATACCGTGACTTTTTTATTGTCAATGTCTATGGACGCATCCACAGAATATCCCTTACCGTCGTTCTTGGTACCGCGAATCGACGCTGTGGTACCCGTCTCAAGACTGAATTCTCCAACAGACGAGAAAAGCGTAAATACGAGCGAATAATCGTCGTCGTACTGCGACAAGTGTATTATCACCGGTACGCTTGTCGGATGCATATCAATATTTATCGCATGTGTAATCATCGCTTAAGCTCCTTCATCTGTTGTGGGACCTTTGGTGTTTAAAAAGTCTTCATATGCTTTCATATCGCGCTCGTACTGTTCGTTTTCGAGCTGCTGGCATTGCATCGAGGCATCGCGGAATATATCAGAAAGCATGGAAAACGGGAGTCCGCTTCCTGAAATAAGTTTTTCCAGTTTTTCAGTGAACTCCCGCCTGGCAATACTAAGAGGTTTAGTCATTTTGAAATAACACCTCCTTAGATATTATCTACGAAACTCTGTGCATATTCAGCGATGGCATTTGCGTGCGCGATAGCTGTCTGGTCGGTTACGACGCGGTCGATACGCTTGTTATCGGAGACGACCTCTCCTGTTTCATTGTTTACTTCTGAATAAGTAATGCTAATACGTTTACCGACAGCGTCGTTGAACAGTCCTATACTAGTAACAATTTTCATTAGGCTACCTCCCTTTGCGATTTGAGCTCCTCAATGTGGGTTTGCAACATTCCCCCATATTCGAGATCTGATTCTTCGATCGGCGTATTAAAATAGTCCAATCTTAATTGATCGTGATCTTTCTGCTTTGCTTTTAACTCCCAACCAAAACTTAAACCGGGAGTGCCTTCGACAATGAAATACGTCGAATTTTTCTGAGATACGTAGCATTCTCCTGCACCATATTTCTGTAAAAAGACCTGATACTGGGCTAGATTCACCGTTTCAGCAAACGCACTATCTATAGTGATAAAGGACTTGCCGTCTTCTGCGATTAAACCTTCTCCAACATCTCCAAACATCGGAGACGGGGTTTCATAACAGTACAGAAGTCGATTCAAATAATCTTTCGTTCGTACCATTGCGCTTTTTGTGCCATACTTTGAATCCACCACGTAACCAGTTCTTCCGTAATAAGTATAATCAACTACGCTTTCACTACCACCAGTTGATTGTGTGGTGTAAAACAGCAAAGTATTTTTGTCTAAGTGTGTATGATACATGGTAGTACCACTTCTATACAAAAATACATTTGGTTCACTGCCGTTTACGTATAATGACGCGTAGTTTCCTCCGGTATTACTATTTACCTGAACACCAAAACCTCTGGATCCAGGATTAATTGTGGCAACGGCTATCGAACCGCTAAAAGATCCTCTACAAGACAAACCGTTTTTATCAAACTGACTATAATAACTACTATCCGTATAAGGAATTTTAATCAAAGAACTACTATTACCATTCACATATACATAGTTATTCGCTGTCAACGACTTTGCAGTAATAGCGCCCGCGGTATCTATTTTGGTATTAGGACTCGAAAGGTTAGATATTATATTTCCTATGTATAACGCGCCGTTATCCCATCTGCCTACTCTCTGATTTGACGAATTGAAAATCTCAATAATACCATTACCGTTACTGGCACCACCAAGCGATAGTGTACCGCCTTTAATCCTTGCAGCGTTCATTGTGCCAGTATCAATACTACTAGCACTTAGATGTATAACGGTTATCTTGCTGGCGTCTAAAGTGCCACTTGTTATTTTGGTAGCAACAATCTGACCATCATAAGTCATAGCAAGACCATAAGAGCCGTTATATCCTGTCTTGGAATGGCCCAGACCGTTTTTGTTCCATCGCCAAACATTAGTGGCTGACTCAATTGTAGGCTTGTCCATGATTAGGATTTCATCGGGTGTTTCGCCGCCGCTCGAGCTATGCAATACAACATAACCGCCCAGTCCACCAGTAATAAGCTGCGTTGCGTGTGTAACAGCGGCTTTGAATTTACTGGTCTCGGTTATATCTTCCTCAGATGCGCTCTGCATGTCAGATACAGTAGAAGCTAAATTTGATCTGGCTTCGCCAAGCTCTATGCTTTTATATTTACCTGTCAGAACATTATAAACTGTTTTAATACACTTGGCCTGTGAACTAACCCCAAGCTTTGGGAATTCAACACCGACTGTATCACATAAATGTACGGTTTCGAGCAGGGCATAATCCTTATATTCTTCTGACTGCGATAGCTGAACGAAAGAAACAGTAAGTGATACTTTCGGAGAGGCAAGCTTGTTACTAGAAATATAAGCTTGAGCTGCTGTTCTAAGTTCGGATTGAGTTGGTGCTGCGTTAAATTTATCAGTTAAATCTAATGGAAGGATTTTGGTGTAATTATGCGTTCCTGGGACAGCCACTACGTAATTAGATAAAGTTATCAGACCGGTATCTTCTGTATAAAAGTATGGATAGACATGTGTGTAAACATTTGCACAGTTCTCATCCTGCTGCAAGCTGGTTAAGTTTTTACCATACCTGATCGAGACTCCTCTATTTTCGCCTCTGGCGGACCAAAGTTTAACATTATATCTATCAAACTCGTATTCGCCGCCATATATATCTAATATCGAACCTTCAGTTCCACCAAGCAAGGATCTGATAGAAGAGGGTTTTTCTACAATAAACGCGGAAGTTCCGGCAGATTTATCCGTAGTGAAATCAAACGGACACGCCACAACCGACTGAGTTTTTAAACGACTTAATGCAAGTACAACTCCGGTTACATTAAAAGGTTTAACTGAATATCCTGACAAATCATAGCTAATGTGCTCAGCCCGAATAGTCACTATGCCGTTTATGGGTTTGCTCATCTCGTAAATTCGGAAAGGCTGAGGATCATCAAACGGGTTTGGTTTGACTACGAGGAGGCGACGGAGCATTAGTTCAGAGTAACCCCTACCTTCAACTGAATAAGTCATTTCCAGTTCAAACTGACCGTTTCGCTCTTCGACCACTTCACAACTTATGGCATCGGGCAATACGCAAATGCCGATCTTATCAAAGTCGGTAGAGTTGTCTTCGTGGAGACGTATCATAGTGTCCACCATCTCGGCGTCACCTCCAGTTTGGTAATTCCTCCGGAAAAGCTTACCGGATTACTTCCAGGACCCAGGATTGGAAAACTTCCGGTGTTCAGTGTCACAATATTATTTTTATTCAACGTTCCGCTATATGCATTTTGAATTTCACTGTCGATCACAAGACTTGTCGAGCTGTCAGCAGCTATGCTAAGCGTATGACCGTTGATATTTAAAACCCCAGATGACGAATTTTTCGTTATTTTTATAATAGGAAGAGACTCAAATTCTGTCGGGTTTACAATCGTCCCGGCACCAGTAAATGTTACCGCCTGCTCACCAGACTTTAAAAATCTCTGAGGCTTGCAGTCGAACTTGATCGTTGCTCTTCCTGCGTGATTTAATATATTTTCCAGGTTATTTTCTTCTCTATAAGAAGCAAGGCGGAAGTGTTCCGGTTCATAGGAATCTTCCAGCCTTGCATAGCCAGACGCTGAGTGGAGCCAAGAAAATATTCCATCAATCTGCTCGTGCAGACGAAGAGTTCTCGACCCCACCGCTATCTCATATTCTCGAGAGACGTTTTTATAAGAGCCGTTATCAAACAGCAGATCTCCG